CATAGCAAGTTTGCTACACATGTAAAAAGCAAAAGTGATGTTCAACACCACAAAGCACAGGCTGATAGATATAGATCCGCTGCAAAAGCATTTGAAGAATCAACAAAATGCAATATGACTGAGGCTGGTAAATACTGTCCTGTCCATGAAAATGCTTCATGCATGGAACAAAAAACTTTAAAAGAAAAAGATAAAAAAATAAATGAAGAGAAACATGTTTTTCATGTTCATATGCCTTCATTAGATACCAGACTTCATAAAATGGTTGATCCTGAAAATGATGGCAAAACATCAGAACCTATAGGAAATAAACCTAAACCAGATCGACTAAAGATTACAGTTCCTGGTGATAGAAGAACTGCTACTAATAAGGCTGCTAAATTTGTAGCTAAAAATTATGGCACTAACGTTAAATTTACTTATTCACATAAAGTGGATGAATCACTAGTTGCACCTCTACTTGGCTCAAATGATGATGAATCTGCTGAAATGGCAAAGACACAACTTCGTGCACTTGCAAATAAAGCTCTTGTTCTAGCAATGTTCCTTTCCGATGATCAAGTTGTAGAACCCTGGGTTCAAGCCAAGATTGCAGTTGCTAAGGATAATGTAACCGCAGTACATGATTATATGGTCTATGGTAACCATGATAAACCAGAAAAAGAACAAACTGCTCCAATGGATACACCAATGACATTTCCCAATATGAATGTCGATGTAAATACCGGAGTAAATGTATAATGAATATCATTAAACCATCAGCAAATGCTATTGCAGTTACTACACAAAATACCGTAAATGGATCAACGGTACTTTATGTCTCTGCCGCTACTGCTGCTCAAGTAAATCTTTATTCAAACTCTACTACTCAATATGCTTCATTTGTTCTTCCAGCAGGTCAATATATCTTTGTTCAAAAAGCACCTACTGATTTGATTTCATCTAATGCTACAATTCAAGTAACATCTGCTGCTTACAGAGGCTAAAATGAAACTCATTGTAGAACAAATCGACGAACTAGAGTTCATTACTGAAGCTAGAGAAACCGGTGAAAAAGATCATTACATTCACGGTGTATTCCTGCAAGCAAATAAAAAGAATAAAAACGGTAGAGTCTATCCCATGAGTGTCATGGAACAAGAAGTTAACCGTTACATGAATGAGATTGTAAAAAACAATAGAGCATATGGTGAACTTGGTCATCCAGCTGGTCCACAGATCAATCTTGATAGAGTCTCCCATATGATTACAGAACTAAAACGTGATGGTGATAACTTCATCGGTAAGGCTAAACTTACAGACACACCTATGGGTAATATTGCCAAAGGACTACTAAAGTCTGGTGCAAATCTAGGTGTTTCATCCCGTGGTTTAGGTTCACTGAAGCCTAATAAACAAGGTATTATGGAAGTTCAAGATGACTTCCGTTTGGCTACTGCTGCTGATATTGTTGCAGATCCATCAGCTCCCGACGCTTTTGTGAAGGGTATCATGGAAAATGTTGATTGGATTTATGATCCAGTTAAAGACACTTGGTTGGAGCAAAAACTCCATGAAACAAGAAAAGCTCTTAAGAAAATGTCTATGGACGAACTAGAGCAAAATCGTTTAGGTATCTTCGAGAGTTATGTAAAGTCTCTCGTATCAAAAAGTAAGTTTTTATAAATATTTCAAAATACTTTAAAGGGAGACATTATATGTCGGAAGAAGTAGAAAACAATAATTTAGAAGATTTTACTCAGCTTGATGAAATTTTTGATAATTATTTTCAAGACGAAATTGTAGAATCTGAAGAACAACTTGATGAAGTTATGGGATCTATCAAGAAATTTGTTGGTAATATAAAAGATAAAATCAAAAATTATGGCGGACCTAATGGTAGTCATTCAATTACAGCTTTAAAAATGGCAAAAGCTAGAACATTAAATAAATTAAATAAAATCGCAGATGATAATTATGAAAAAAGAATGAATTATCTAGATCAAGTACATGCACAGGCAAAAAAAGTTATGGATTCTGGTGATCATAAAACAGCATTTAAAATGTTAAAACATGCAAAGCGTAATCTTAAAAATATAGGAGAAGAAATTGATTTAGATAATCTAGATGAATCAGTGGCTTCAGAAACACTAAAGCCTGGTTCACGCACTGTAGCTGATCCAAAGTCTAAGATCGAAGCCATCACATCTGTTCTTGGTGCGATGCATTCCATGCGTAAGGATGATCTTACAAAGTGGTACACACAAGCTATGGCTCTCATTGGTAAAGAAGCCGATTCTCTACCAGCTGGTGCCAATGCTGATGCCAATGCATCAACAGTAGATATGAAGACTGGTAAAGGTCCAAAGACTCGTGATGCAATGCCAAAACTAGACTCCAAGAATAATCCACTTGCTTCAATGAAAGAAGACGTAGAGGAAATGTTTGAAGGTCAAGACCTATCAGAAGAGTTCAAAGACAGAGCCACAACTCTATTTGAAGCTGCTGTAAACGCAAAGCTTGTTATGGAAACTGCTCGTCTAGAAGAAGAATATGCAACTAGACTAGAAGAAGAAGTTGCAGAAATTGCCGAAGCTCTAGAAAATAAACTAGATACGTATCTTGATTATGTAGTTGAAAACTGGATGAAAGAGAACGAAGTTGCCATTGAATCCACCCTCCGTAATGAACTTATGGGTGAGTTTATTGATGGACTAAAGAATCTATTTGCTGAGCATTATATTGAAATGCCAGAAGATAAGATTGATGTGGTTGAGGAACTAGCTGCTAAGGTCGAAGATCTAGAAGCTATGCTAGATGAAACCATCACAGAAAATGTCGAGCTTAAGAATATCGTGATCGAAGCGGAAAAGAATTCCGTTCTTGAAGATATGACTGAAGGTCTCACATTGACTCAGGCCGAAAAGTTTGTAACACTTGCCGAAGGTGTAGACTTTGACGGAGACCTGGACACTTACAAGAAGAAGCTATCTTATGTAAAGGAAACATACTTTGCAAAGAAAGCAGCTCCTGTTTCTAACATTGAAGAAGAAACCTTCGAAGGTGAAACCGTAGCGCCAACCGCATCCGGCGATCCTGAAATCAATAGACTTGCACAAGCAATTTCTAGAACAGTTAAAAACCGTTAAAAGATAATCTTTTATAAATAATACAACCTAACTACAGAAAGGGATATTAAATGTATCTTGCAGAAGAACTACAGAAGAAGTGGGCCCCAATTCTGGAGCACGCTGATCTTCCTTCCATCAAAGACTCTCACCGTCGTTCCGTAACTGCTGTTGTTCTAGAGAACACTGCTCGTGCAATGCGTGAAGCATCTGCTCATGGTCAATACCAAACCATGCTAAACGAAGCAATGACTTCAGTTATTCCAGCAAATGCTATGGGCGCTTCAAGCTCAGACGCTTCAACAGGCGCCATTGACACTTTCGATCCAGTGCTTATCAGCCTAGTTCGTCGTGCAATGCCAAATCTAATTGCTTATGATATCTGCGGCACACAGCCAATGACTGGTCCAACAGGACTTATCTTTGCAATGCGTTCACGCTACAGCAACCAAGCTGGTGATGAAACATTCTACAACGAAGTAAATACATCATTCTCTTCCGTTGTATCTGGTGCAAACACATTCGGTCAAAAGTTTGTTGGTACCATTCCTGGTGCAACTAACACAACTCCAATGACTGCCGTTAACACCTATAATACAGGTTCCGGTATGTCTACAGCTCAAGCTGAAGCTCTTGGAACTGATTCCAACTCTGCTTTTGCTCAAATGGCATTCTCAATCGAGAAGGTTACTGTAACTGCAAAGAGCCGTGCTCTAAAGGCAGAATACACAATGGAACTAGCACAAGACCTTAAGGCTATTCATGGTCTAGATGCTGAAACCGAACTTGCTAACATCCTTTCCGCTGAAATCCTTGCTGAAATCAACCGTGAAGTTGTTCGCACAATCAATATCACTGCCGTTGCTGGTGCACAAGACAACACAACAACTGCTGGTATCTTCGACCTTGACACAGACTCAAACGGTCGCTGGTCAGTTGAAAAGTTCAAGGGTCTTATGTTCCAACTAGAACGTGAAGCTAACCAAATCGCCAAGCAAACCCGCCGTGGCAAGGGTAACATCGTAATCTGCTCTTCCGATGTTGCTTCTGCTCTACAAATGGCTGGTGTACTTGACTACGCTCCTGCTCTTAACTCCAATAACCTACAAGTAGATGACACAGGTAATACCTTTGCTGGTGTTCTTAACGGTCGTCTAAAGGTTTACATTGATCCATATGCAATCGGTGGTAACTACCTAACTGTTGGTTATAAGGGATCTTCCGCATTTGATGCTGGTCTATTCTACTGCCCATACGTCCCACTACAAATGGTTCGTGCAGTTGACCAAGATAGTTTCCAACCAAAGATCGGGTTCAAGACTCGATATGGTATGGTTGCTAATCCTTTTGCACAAGGTCTAACTGCCGGTGCCGGTGCACTGACATACAACACCAATGTTTACTATAGACGTGTAATTATCAATAACCTAATGTAGTTTTGCATACCAGGTATTCAAAAATGTAATACCTGATTATGTAAAATATGTTATAATCTAGAGAGAAAGGGGCTTCGGCTCCTTTCTTTTTATATAAATACTTTCAACCAAAAATATGGAGTAAAAAAGTTTGACAAAAGCATTAGTAATCCCCCCTAAAGAAGAGTTGGAAGCAAAGTATTCACAATATGGCAGCACCATATCTCAACTAGCACGTGAATATAAAACATCACAACCTACTATGAGAAATTGGTTAAAAAAATATGATATCAAAAGAAAAGATCATATTCAAGCATCTACTGAAGCAAATAATAGAAAAAGACTAAATCCACCTGCTAAAGAAATACTTGAAAGATTATATTCTAATAATAGTTTAGAACAATTAGAATCTATTTTTAATGTTGGTCAGCAAACCATTTATCTTTGGTTAGATCAGTATGATATCAAAAGAAAAACACTTTCAGAAGCATGTAAAGCGGGCAAAGGTAGGAAATGGGAATCTATTATTCCCAACAAAGACGACTTTACAAGCGCTTACAAAGAACTAAAATGTATGAAAGGACTTCAAAGCAAATTTGAGTTGAGTATTAGTTCAATCAGAAAACTATTCAAGCAATATGAACTTGAACCCATTCAAGCACTTAGATCATTACCAGAAATCAAACTATATAATGCTTTATCCTCAAGCACTGGTTTAAAGTGGGATTCTTGTGATAGAAGTGTGATTAATCCTTATGAACTAGATCTTGTTTGCCGTGAGAGAAATCTTGCAGTTGAATATTGTGGTCTTTATTGGCATTCTGAATATATGGGTGAAAAGATTAAAGACTATCATCTTAAAAAACTAAATGCTTGTCTTGAAAAAGGATATAATCTTATTACAGTTTTTGAATATGATGATATGGATAAGGTTCTATCACTCATCAAAGGTAAACTTGGTTTTAATACTAAAATAAATGCTAGAGATTGTGAAGTAGTCATTCTGGATTCAGCTGAAGCTAAAGCATTCAATGATGCCAATCATATGCATGGTCACCATGGGGCTTCTTTTCATCTAGGTTTAAAACATAATGATGAACTAGTGCAAGTATTATCAATGGGTATGTCAAGATTTAATAAA